GGTGTTACTGCCGTTCCAGCCCATCAACGTGGGATATGAACCAGTCCAAGCAATTTGAGAGTTTGTATTGTTTACAGAAGCGCCAGATGGACTTGTGCTAGCAGAAGCATCAAAAATAACGTGGCCGTTACCGTAGTTTTTCCACGCCAGCATTCCAACACTGTTATTGATTACAGTGCCGTCGTTCCAAGAAGTGCCGCGACTTGCACACGCACCAACCGTGTTGTAGCTAACAGTTAAAGCGCCGCTACCATTGAACGTAGACCCGCTTGCGCCGCCTGCACCGCCGTTGTTGAACGTGACAGAGTTTGTAGTATTAGCAGTGATGGTGATGTTGGCACCACCATTGAAACTTGTACCATTAATCGTTCGGGCGTTTTGAAGCAGAGTTGCCGTACCAGCGTTGCCACTGATGCTTGCGTTCGCTGTATTAGATACAGTCAAATTCGTATAGGTAGCAGTCGTACCAGTCAGTGTGGTGATGTTGGCTGAGGTGCCAGTCAGCGTAGTTACAGTCAAAGAGCCGATAGTGGCTCCGCCGTTTCGAACAGTAATAGCGGGGGCTACGCCAGAAGTCGTACCAACTCCGATACCCATTTCGGTACCGGTAGCTTGCATCCATATAGCACCAATACCGCCGTCGTTCATGACGACGCCACCACCATAACTTCCGGAAGTTACAACAGCCGCTTTGGTTACGTCTGTGTTGCTCGGAGTAAACCCTTTTTCGTTAGCATTGATACGCCCAGTCGTTGACGTAGTTCCAGCACTAATCGTCGTGGAAGACCAAAGGTTTCCAAGCGTTGCTGAAGCATAATTGAGCGTGGTACCGCTAAGCGTCGTAATCTGACCGCTTGCACCACGAAGCTGCGTAGTTGCAGTCGTACCAAATGTTGTACCTGTCAGCGTGGTGATGTTGGCTGAGGTGCTGTTGAGGTTAGTGACGGTACCCGAGGTGTAAGTCAGGTTTGTGCCAGTCAGCGTAGTAATGTTGGCCGAAGCAATGTTCAGGTTAGCCAGCGTGAGGCTAGTCAGCGCAAGGTTCGTGACCGTAGCCGACGTATAAGTAGCCGTCGTGCCCGAGACAGTTGTAATCGTTGCGCTAGTCAGGTTGCCATTTGAGTACGTAACGTTTGTACCCGACACCGATGCAATCGTGGCAGACGTAGCCGCCAGTTGAGACACCGTACCGCTTGAGTACGTGACGTTCGTGCCAGAGAGCGTTGTGATCGTGGCAGAGGTAGTTCCCAACTGAGTGATGTTGGCGCTGCTGAATCCAGCAGTTGTACCCGTAACCGTCGTGATGTTGGCGGAAGTACCCGTGATCGTCGTGATGGACGCACTGACCGCAGCCGTGATCGTGGCACTAGAAATAGTCGCGCCTTGATCAAGAACAACACTGCCCGTACCAGTCGAGTTGGCGATGCTGATATCCGGAGTTGTGCCGCCGCTTGATGCAAGTGGGCCTGTGGCTGTGACAGCCGTGACCGTGCCGCCCAAGCCCGTAGCAGACAGCGTGATGCTGCCAGCACTGTTCGTGATGGAGACGCCCGATCCTGCCGTGAGGGTCGAGAGCGTGTAGTTTGATCCGTTACCAATCAGCAGTTGGCCGTTGGCCGGAGAAGTCGTGAGCCCCGTGCCACCGCTAGCAACCGTAACAGGCGTATTAAGTGCAATTGAGCCTAGGGTAATCGAAATCCCGTTACCAGCCGAATACACCTGAGCCTGACTAAACTCAGCAAACGTAATCGCGGTTGAGCCAAAGACAATAACACCCGGCGTAGTGCAGACGTAGGCTGCGCCTTTCTGAGTCGTACCGCCCGTTGTGAAGAAGTAGCTGCCTTCGTCCAGTGAAGTCGAAGTCTGTTCCCCGGAAGTATCGGCGTCAGATGCACGAGTCATGACATACGGAGTTGAAGCCGTACCAACCGTCGTTACAACGTAGATACCGTTCTGGACTTGGTTTGTGCAGTCCTTGATGAGGACACGCTGGGCAGACTGCGCTACCGTACTGTCGATGACCAAGGTTCCGTTGGCCGTAGCCGTCAGAGTCGCGCTAACACCCGCAGTGCCGTTGTTATAGTTGTCGTTTCGTCCTGAATCGGCTGGGGTAGTTAGAACAACGGCTTCGTGAATGTGCAGAGCAGCCGACGACATGTTATCGACGTACTCTTTTGTCGCGGCATCCGACTGAAGACTCGGCGCACCAAGGTTGATGATCCTGCCACTAGCAGCAGTGATGTTGCCAGACAGATCAAAGTTGACGGACTTCTCAGACGGGTAGGTAACAAATACCTTTTTGCTTCCGGCAGAGAACGTGACCTTCGCACCGCTCGCGCTTGATGACAGCACCGTATCTCGGGAGAGCGTCGTCCCCGATGAGGTGTATGTGCCAATACCCACTTCCCACTGGGTGTCACCCGCAATGGTGTAGTAGGTCTGGTTAGTGTTTCCTACGACCGCAAAAGACTGATACCCCGGCTCAGCACCAGCCAGAGTAATCGTCCCACTGCCAGTCGAAGTCGTCGTCTCAAGGACGCGATCAGCAAGCACGAGGGCCATGTCACCCTCCGATTAAGCGATACGAAGAATAGCAGTCGAAGCCGCAGCAGCCGGGAACTGGATGGTGAAGTTACCCGCCGTCGAGGTCTTGTCACCACCAAACGCCAGCACCGCCACAGCCTTGTTACCCTGAGTCGAGTTATAGATCAAAGCACCGTTGGCCGTGATCGTCGCGCTCGGGAAGGTCAAATCATCGAAGTCGATGAAAGCCGTCGTGCTGCTAGAAGTCGGCACCTGCGAGATCGTCAGCGTCAGCCCACCCGCCGTGTAGTTCGTACCAGACGAGGAGACTTCATCAGCCGAAGAGTAAGCCGTGGTAGCGGCACTCAACGTAGCCGACGAAGTATAAAGGGCCAGCTTGAACACATCCGCAGCCGTCGAAGCGCGGATCACGCCGGTACCAAAGTTGTGGATGCCGTCAAGGATCTCAACCTTGAACGACGTTGCCATTGCTTGAGTAATAGCCATTAGAGGTCTCCAATTAAATGTGCGATTTCCGCATAGCCTTGTTGATCTAGTTTCTTACATATCATCTTGCGTTCGGCTGCTTTAGCCTCGCTCAGATACTTCACCAGCCAATAATGCAGTGCTTCCTTTGAGTCGGCACTGAGTATGCGGTTAGCCGCACGTTCTGCAATTTCTTCAACAGTGTGCTCACGGTTATCCGTGGTCTGTACAAACACACTGCCAATCTCTGATCCGCCTACGAAACTCATGTCACAGGAATCCTAGCTTGTCCAGAACGGTACGCATCCTGACGATCCAAGCCATCACCGAGGCGCTTCAACTGACCAAGGGCTTCTTGGTACTTGTTCTCGTAGTACGCCATCATGTCCTCGGCACCCTTCAAGTAGGTGTACGCCTCACGGAGTGAACCGTACAGGAGCACAGACTCAAAGTTGTTGCCAAGCCACGACGTACCAGCGTTGACGATGGATGTCGGGTAGTAATAGTAATGCAGTTCGATTGTGTAGGCTGCATCTGGGGTCGGCCCCAGCAACATCGTTGTATCGTCGAAGATGGAGTAATACGCAGGTTTGCCCGTGCTGGTCGGAGGCGGATACGCTGCTCGGATGTAGTTCACATCTTTGTTGAGCAGATACTCGTAGTCCTGAGTCACAGGATCAATCACCGCCATCGAAAACGTCGAGAGCCAATCAGACGGCAAAGACAAATATTGGTTGCCGTTGCTCGTGCTACCCGTCACGTTTTTACGGATGGCCGGGATCTGAACCGTGTTGTAGATCCGCTCCTCAGCCAACTGCACGAACGTAGGAATGTTCGCCACGAAGCTCTGCTCCGTAGACTCACAATAGTCCTGAATCAGTGTAGTTAGCTGGGAGTAGTTCATTAGCTCCAACCCGTCCGGTATTTACCGTTGTTCTGCAAATTGATCTGCGAGACGAACTTCTTACCCTTGGTGGCAGCGCCAGCACCCTTCATATCCATGTGGGTGACGCCCTTGTTGACATCCTTTTCAGGATAGCCATTCTCACCAGTCGAGTCAGTGTTCGGCCTGATCTTGCCGGGGTTCAGTTCTTTCATGGCGGTTACTTCGGGCCAGAAGACTTACGGACCGGGCTGCGCTGGTTCATCACCTTCGCCATGTTCCGACCGTACTTCTTCATCTCGCTGTTGGTCTTGCCACCAGCACGCATACCGTGAGCCTTGCCCGCCGGAAGCGAAGCGTGTTTTCTCAACGCTTTCATTGCATCGCCGTTCTTCATCTCAATCTCCTAGGTCGTAACGACCGTCACTGTTCCAACTTCGCCAGCCGGGGCCAGCGTATTCGGAGTTAGTTCTGCATCGAAGGATCTTGATCCTCCAACCGGGTTCCAACCCCATTGTATCTGACGGCTACCATTGGCACCGTCATTACCGACCGCAAAATAACTCGTGTCCGGTCTCGGGTTCCGTAGCGCCTGCGGATCATCAACTGGGAATAACCCAAGAGACAATTGCGGCTGGTCGGGATTCCAGCACTCTGGACACGCCAGTATATTCACATTCTTGGTTTTAATAACCAAGCTTTTCAACTGCTTCAACTTGTACTGAAAGCCACACACATCGCACATAGCGATGGCATTTTTTCCAGATGCAAAACGATTAGGCATGGCAATTATTCTTTAAACGATTTTGCCAAGCAGGTATAACTTGTAAATTTTCTGGTACATGAAACCCAGAAACAGTTTTACCTTGCAAAGGTACGATGTGGTCAACTTCATAGCTTAAACCACAATCGCGTAGGCCATTTCGATAACGGTAGATACACTCCATTTCAAAATAGTCTATTGGTAACAGCCACACAGGTGTCCGCTGCGCTTTCACCGCACGATATTTCGCTTTGTTTGCAAGTATTCGTGCTGAGTTCTTTTTGCGAGTTTTGCGTGAAACTTCTACATATTTTTCAGGATTTCGTTCCCGCCACCGCAACGTTTTCGCATTGACAATATCTGGATGTTTTTTGCGATACCGCTCGTGTTGTGCGGCTACTTTGTCCGGGTTGGCTGCCCGCCATTCTTTAACCTTTTGATACGCACGAGCACGGTTTTTCGCAGCGTATTCACGCTGATAGGCTTTCCGGGCTTCTGGATCTTTATGCGGCATTAGTAGCCACCCAAGAAACTCTCACGTGGAACGAACCGCACCGCCGCCTTTTCTCGGTCCTCACCCGCCGCGAGATCCCACGCTTCGTCGTACTGAGCCTTCAGCACCATTGTGCGAGCATCAGCACCGGGGACCTTCATCGACAGCATATAAGCCAAACCTGCAACCATACAGGGCAGGAAACGGAACGGGATATCTTGCCCATTCACACCTGTACCGGGGTCAAACATCCGCCGCAACCGCGTGTAGTACAACGTCCACGTTGTTGAGTTGTCAGGCTTCGGCCAAACCGTAAACTGGGGTTTCACCACCACATCATCAGCACCCGTAGCACCCGTACGCCGATTGATCCAGATCTGGATCGGGCGACCCGTCGCATTCTTGTTGGGAATGGACACGTAGGTACTGGATGAAATGCGCGAGATGTTGATGTCCTGCTGGTTCGTGCCAGAGCCAGTCCGGATCACGTGGTCAAGCAGGTCAACGGTGTCAGGCTCAAGGTCATACGTGCCGACGTTGTAGGTCAGCGTCTTGGTGCCTTCTTCTAGCGTCCAGAGGTTGATGCCTCGGTTCGACCAGTCCATCAGGAGCAGGGCAAGACTACGCTTGGCCGTACGGAAGTCGTAACCCGTACGCAGTTCAGCACCGCAACGCTCGAATGCCTCTTCGATAATCGTGTTGAGGTCGAGGTTGAAGTCTGTCGTAGCTGTAGTCTTGTAGGCCATTACTTCCTCGCTGTTACCACATCGTCACCCTTGGTGACGGTAACGTGATCGCCTTCCACATCGACCCGCATCGGCATTTCCTTCCGATCCAGTTTATCGAGTTTGGCGATGAGTTCCTTGATGACCGCAAACTCAGGCTTGTCTTCCTTCTCGCTTGCACCGGCAATACCGTTCAGCATGGAGATCAGCGCAGTCAAAGACGCGCCAAGCAGCCCCATCACGGCAGCAATCTTCTCTCCATCCAAGGCGAGACTCGACACCACGCCGATCACAACGATGATCGTGATGTACTTCAGACCGTCCTTGCCGATTGCCTTGCCAGCAACGTCTTTCGCAGACGACTGAGCCTCAAGCCGATTTAACTCAGCCTGAACCTGCGCCTTGAACATCTCAATGTCGTGCGGCTCAGTCATCACATCCCCCGCCGTCTGTACGGCTTCACTTTTTCTTTGACACCTTTCGGCTGCGCGACGAACTGCTTGCCTTGGGCTTTGCCTTTACGCTTGGCTGCGGTGGTTCGGGCGTATTCTCCGGGGGAAAGAGCTTTGATTGCAGCTTCCGGAAGATACCTTTCACCTGTGTCAGAAGATCGTTTACCACTCTTCGTCCTCCACTTCTGGGCAGTCCATGCCTTTAATGACTGCTGCGGAGCCTTCATGACTTGTACCCGCCGCCCTTTTCCTTGTACCGCTTTGCCAGCAACTGCGCCTTTCTCGCGCTCCACTGACCTGCCGCAGTACCCTGAACCGCACTATTCTTAATACTGTTGAACAATGCTTTACGCATACTGGGCTTGGTGTAGTTACCGGCTGCGTTGACCTTGCTCTCGCCGCCTTCCTTGAAGGTACGGATGGGCTTGCCCGTCCCGATCACAGGCTTTTTATCCCCCCGCCGTTTGGCACGGGGGATCTTCTTCGAACTAATCGCGCCCATGCCTCGGGAGGGTAACATCAGATCATTCGCCCCTTGGTTCTGCCACGCTTGGCGATACCATCGGCACGGCTCGAAGCAGAGGACTTCACAGCCCCACCACGCTTGTAGCCGCCAGCCATGTCACTAGCCAGACGCTCGTCAATGTCACGCTCACGCTTGGATACGGCACGACGCTCCTTGGCCAGAGTACGGGCTTTAGCAAGATCATCCGCGCTCGGGACGCCTTTCTCAGCCAACTCCTTGCCAGCACGTTCCATACTTTTGTTACGGAAACGGTCGAGCAACTTCTTGACGCCGT